GTTGCTTCAGCTGGTGCAGTGACTTTAATAAACGGTGTTGCTCAGGGAACTGATTACACCGATAGAATTGGAAGGAAGATTACAATGAAATCTATCTTTTCTAAATTCTTTCTTCTACCTAACTCAACTACAAATCAAGTAAATGGGAATATTGTTAGAGTAATGGTATTCTACGATACTCAAACAAATGCAGCTGCTCCTACAGTATCTGACGTACTTCAAACCGCTGCTTATGATGCTCCCATCAACCTCTCAAATCGTGACCGATTCAAAGTCATCTTAGACAAATACTATACCATGGGTGCTGCAGTATACACTGCCGGTTCCCTAACATCTGGAGCTCCCTTCCCTGCTTACTGTAAAAAATTCAAAAAGTGTTCACTCGAAGTGATATTCGGTGGAACTGGTGCAACTGTTGGTTCAATTCAATCCGGTGGATTGTTTATGTTAACAATAGCTGCTGTGGATAGTGTAACTTGGTGTGACACTTATCACCGTGTTAGATTTATTGACTCTTGAAATAAAAATTTATTTCCTTTATGTAAGATCAACAGAAGTTGTAGGAGGAACATAGAAATCAATGAAGCTATCTATCTCTACTATCTCTAACCTACATTCCAAAGTGCTCAGCCTTCCATCGTTGGCTGCTTTGATATAGCATTCTGAGAGCCGATAATTGCTCAAAATTACTACCGGAAGGTTCTTCAATTTCATCCCTTGTGAGCCTTTCTTGCGAATCGGCATAGGTGATCCTTGCAAAAATTGATTCAACCACTGAATGGTCTTTTGGCCTTTGAATTCGTCTATGACTACTAGGTCGTAGTCGTCCGAATATTGGTCGTAAAACTCTTCCGTTGTTGGCATATGGTACACTGATAGTGATTTCTCCAACCACTCTACCAACGAAGTCTTCCCAAGATTCCTGGGACCCCATACATATAACTGAGGGGCCTTGAACTTCCTGTTCTGCCGAACATTCAAGGAGATCCATGTCGCAATCTGAAGATTTGCGTCAGTCAATCCATCCAACTTAGGAGGAACCCACTCTAATTTCTGCTTTTTAGCATTCTCACATTGAATCCAGGACTGATACTCTTCCAACTTCCGCTTGTTAAGCATTACATAGCCGGCATGCTCTTTGTTGATTTCAACCAAACTCTTTCCCTCCATGATACTCTGCGCAATAACCTCATTCTTCGGGAGCTTCTTAGCCTTGATCGCCTCGACATCCACTCCTTTTGCTACATAATTTGGGCCTTTAGTACAGTACTCCACCCAAGCCTTTACCGACTTGGTTACCTGATAGTTTCCATGTTGTCCACCGATGAAATCAAAGCATTTCTCGGTTTTAAAATTCTTCCTTTTGTGAAACTGAAGGAAGACATGAAGATGAGGAGTGCCATCTTTGTGGTCTTCTTCGCAGACCAAATAGCCTTGTAATTCGGATCCGAACTCCTGTTCAATCCTTTGAACGGCTAATTCTTTTTTGACGGCACATTGCGGAAAGGTTATTGTGAAATTCTTTCCGGCCATACGAAAGCCTCCGGACTTCTTCTTCTTCGGTGCGGGGATTGTCTCATCTTCTTCCGGGGATAACGGTCCCTCAAGACAAAGCAAGGCATCGTCTTCAACATCGGAACCGGGATAACGGGGTTGTTCTTCGGTAAGGTCTACAGTATTTTCCATTAGGGACACTCGGACACTCTGGGGCGCTAGTAATATTATAGCGCCCCTGTGTCCCTCTTTATACTTGCGTTTCACCAGTCCCTCGCAAGATATTTTTTATTTTTATTTTTATTATTTCCTTACGGAGAATTAAAGAAGTTTCTTTATTTTATTATTTCCTTACGGGGTAATATCTCGGAGATATTCTATACTTAGACGGTACCGGGTTTGTACGAGCGGATACCGGATTTGTACTCTCTCAGTACGGCTATTGTCCGAGGGGAATACCGGATTGTACACACCTCCGCGATTTCATCGCTACGGAGTTTTCGTCTGAGTTTGGTGGCATTTTTTTGCTATATATCCGATGGGGTGGTGTTAACGTCGGCTTCGCTGTGGTTATGTACGGTTGGTAGACTTTCTAGTCGGCTGGGAACAGGCTGCGCCTGTACACCCAGCCTTCTGAATACCTAGACGCAACCTGCGTCAGAGTTCTTAGAATTATTTCTGTGAAGTGGGTGTTTTTTTGTGATTGGTGAGTGCGGGTATATCAGCGGGTGATTGGTTAGTTAAGCGGTTAAATGCAGAACGAGAAGACTCTCGATTCATTTCCAAAGACACCTAAGAAGAGAGCACCGGTCAAGCGAACACAAGACAAACTATGGTCCGCGGCTCCATCAAGACTGTCTCATATTCCGGTGGATCTAGAAAGTATGCAGCAAGCCGTAAAGCTGTTGCAAGAGCGAGTGCACTCCTTAGAGCAAGAATGGCTACACGTGCTAGAGCACCTTTCCGAACAGGGGGATTCTACGGATTGTACGACAGAAGAGGAAGAAATGAACTAAAAGTCATCAATACAGATCAGTCACTATCAACTACAGTTGCTTCAGCTGGTGCAGTGACTTTAATAAACGGTGTTGCTCAGGGAACTGATTACACCGATAGAATTGGAAGGAAGATTACAATGAAATCTATCTTTTCTAAATTCTTTCTTCTACCTA